CCCATAAACATTTCAACTGCTTTTGCCATCTCTTCAGCATCACCAACTGTAATACGCTTTAAATAGCGAGTTGTTGGGTCCATAGCAGTGTAAGCCATCGTTTCAGGTTCAAGTTCACCAAGCCCCTTACAACGGGAAATTTGATACTTGCCTTTAATTTCACCGATCTTTTCATCTTTTTCTTTTTCAGAATAGAAGTAGATCATTGAATCATCTTCAAGTTTAACTTCATAAAGCGGAGTCATAGCAATATAAACCATTCCCTTTTCAATTAAAGGTCTCATCAAACGGAAGAAGAAAGTAATAATCAAGCAAGCAATTTGCTGTCCATCCGCATCAGCATCAGTTGCAATAATCATCTTGCCATAATTTGAGAAGTTAATATTAAAAGTTTCAATATCTTTATGCTTTTTATCAGCAACAACTCCACAACCGATTGTCTTAATTAAGTCCATAATAACAGTATTGTCAAAGATTTTTAAGTAATCTGCTTTTAAACAGTTTAAGATCTTACCTCTCAATGGATATGCGGCTTGGAAATTAGGATCACGAGCAAGTACAACTGAACCGTTCGCAGAGTCACCTTCAGCAATATACAACTCTGCATTCTCTCCATGAACGTCACAGTCAACAAGCTTCTCAACACGATTTACAAGAGTATCAGCTCGTTCATTTAATTGCTTCTTTAACTTTTGTTTAGCAGCTGTATTACGGTTATTGAACTTGTTAACTTCAAGAATATGTTTAATGAATTTTTCAAATTCTTTTGGTTGTTCAGCTTCATATGCCTCAAGTAAGTTTTTAACATATTGACTTACCAAAGTTCGGTAGATCACTTTATTTGTTGAAAGCTTCGTTTGGTTAGCATACTCAACGTTTGTTGAAAGAACTGAAGCAACATAAGTTACAGAATCAGCAATATCTCCTGCTGAAATTGTTGTCTTAGCATCAATCATCTTCTTTTCTTTTGCATAATTTTGAACCCATATACGAATACCCTGAATAACTCCATCATGAATAGTTCCATGCTCAGGAAGCCAATTGTAGTTCAAGAAACTCTCATGTTTTGGCTCCGAAGCAGAAGAAAATAAAATGGAAATTTTATTTAATTCATTCTCCCGATTATAGGTATTTTCGCTCCCTAGAACGGGTTTTGCAGTAAGATTTCCGATGTTTTCATTGAAATAATCTTTTAAACTCTCATAATGGAAGGTTTCAGTCTCTCCTTTGAATTTGAAACGGAAAGTGATCTTATTTGCAGTAGCAGCAAGCCTTTTTACTATTTCACGTATCTCTTCAGGCTTGTAAGTCACATTAACATACACTTCTGGGTCCAATCTGAATGAAAATACAGAACCGTGCATATTTATACTACAATCTTCGGTTTTTATCTCAGCTTGTCTTTCACCACCGTTTTTGTAAATAAGTGTATGTTTTTTTCCATTTTTAATTGATACAACTTGAAAAAGTGTAGAAGTATGATTCAAAACTGTTGTTCCTACTCCGTTTGTACCTACTGCAATTTTACCATGCTCATTGTTATCATAATTTGTACCTGCAAAGAGTGTTTCAAACAAAAGTTCATAATTTGGTTGACCGTCAGTCTCTCCATCAATTGGAATACCTCGACCTGTATCTGAAACAGATATAGTTTTTAAATCTTCATGTAAAGTAACAACAATAATTCCCTTGCTATAATTATTATTTATTTCATCAACTGCATTCCCTACAACTTCACGGAGACCGTGTAAATAATTTTCACGGGAACCAAAGAAGATTGGTAACTTATCTCTACATTGTTCCCTTGTTGTCAGCGCTTTAATTTTATCTCTGTTTTCTGTCATTTTATTTCTCCTCCAACTCTTTCATCTTATCTTCAATTTGTTCAAGAACATATGTCCCTGAATAATCATAAAGAATAATACACTCATGTAATTCATCAAAGTACTTTTTTAACACTTCCCACTTATCGTTCATATTAACCTCCAAATAATGAATATATTATCATTATACATCTTTTTTTGGATATTGTAAACCATTTTTTAGAACAAATTAAAAAGGAAGGGGTGGTATCCTTCCTTTACTTAATTATTAAACTTCTTTACCATTTACTTCGACCAACTTACCTCCATCAAAACGTTGCTTCCAATAAGAATACCCACCAGGAACATTCGCTTTCGTTAATTCAATATACCAACCGTCTTTATCACCCCAATAATCAGCAGATAATACTTCACCTTTAACTGTAATACCTTGGGCTTTAATAACAACAACATCACCTTTAACAACTTTTAACATTTAATCACCTCTTGTTTTATTTACCACCTAAAATAATTATAACACTGAAACTTAAAAATGTAAATAGAAAAACGAGAGAATATTTCTCCCGTTCTTAAAAATCATAATCTTCAAGCATATTTATCAGTCCATCAAAATCTTCAGTTGGTCCAAGTGTCTCTGCCAAGTTATAAACTATGACAAAGTCAACATCATACTGTTCTGACAAGTCCTTTAAATAATCTTCTCTTGTATCAAAACCGTTTTGCTGATAAATAGTTGGCTTCATTATACAATCCCTCTTTTCATTTGTTGTCGGTTATAAGAACCTTTACCTTTTTTAGGTTTATCTGCTCTTACTGGTGGAGGCATTACACCTCTATCTTGTGTCATAACTCCGATAGTTTTCTTTTTCTTTTTCATCTTATAACTCCCAATCAACATAATCTGAAATAATTGCTAAAGCTTCATTATAACTTTTACAAGAAGTTACTCTGCTAACCATTTCTTTTGCTTGTTCAGATAAACCAACACGTTTTAAAGCTTTGCTAGCTGCACCCATAACTGCGAAAATATTACCATCTTGACCATTAATACTTAATCTTGGTTTCATTACTTATTCCCTCCATTACTTTAAGAATAAACTTTAAACCGCGTTTCTTTAAAATAAAGTTCATAAATCTGTTAAGCTTGTAATTTACAATTATGTCTGTCTCAGATGCCTGACTAACAAACTTTGCTAATACCTTAGCAACTGTTTCAGGCTTCATTTATATCCTCCTTAAGGACAAATTATTTCCATAATTTAATATTATCACTTTTTAATTCAGTTGTAAATAGAAAAATAACAAATAAATGAAATAAAAAAAATTAAAGGTGAAGTTTTTCAACTCCACCTCTCCCCCAGCTTATCTGTATTGATAGAAGCCTCTCGTTGGGTTTTCAATTCTTTCATCAATTTTTCTTATTTTGTACAAGGTTTGTTGGAATGTCTTATCGTTCCAAGCATGATTCAAATCTTCTTCTAAGAATTGTTTAATTTCATGAATTTCAACTGGGCGTCCTGCTTCTTTCAAAAATTCTTTAACTTTGTAAGCTAATCGTTCTGGACTTAAATCTTTCTTACTTGCTTTATTTGCATTGAATTTCGCTTCTTCAATAACTTCAGTAGGAATTACTGACGGTGATGGCACCTCCTCAACTTTGCTTCGTAATGTTTCTGAAAGAATTTCTTGACGTACTTGTTCCCTCATTTCAGTTTCAAGTTCGCGGCGGATGCTGTTTCTTACATTTATGTATTCTCCTGCGCTCATAAATTCTTTTTCACGTTCAAGTTGACCATTTAACTTCTCAACATAATTTCTTGCAATAAGAATTTCCTCAGTTAGCATTCTACGCTGTTTTACTAAATCACTTAATGTCTCCAACCATAATTCTTTTTCTCTTTGTAAATTCATGTTCATCAACCTTTCAATATTTAATTTATATTACATAATTTATTATAACAATAAACAATATAAATGTAAATAGGGAAACGTAGAAATATTTAAAAGGACTCCAGAGGATTCCGGAGTCGTGTTTTTTCATATATATAATGAAACAATTAAATCCCTAAATCGAACTTCATCTGAGGCTTGATAGGATAGTAATTAATTAGTTCAAAATCTGAAGACTTAATATTGTAAAAATTAGTGCCATCTTCAACATGTAACTTAAGAAAAGGCTTAATTCCACTAGGAGCTCTAAATAACAGTTCCTTTGCTTGTTCAATATGTCTATCATATATATGAAGGTTTTGAACAAAATGACAGAACTTTCCAAGTTTAAAACCACAATGCTTTGCAACCATCATCATAAAAGCAACATATTGCATCTTATTTATATGACCTGCTACAAGGTAGTCAGAGGATCTCTGGATCAAAGTCATATCAAAATACATTCCATCTTTAGTTCTTCTACAAGAACCTATAATTTGAAATGCACAAGGGTTTAACCCAGGTTGTTCAAAATCTTTATTTTGCCATAATGAAATAATATGTCTTCTTCCAAAGGGATCCTTGCCTAAACCTTCAAGAAATTTATTCATTAAATCGTACTCTTTTACTGTTGCTCCATATCGTTGACCAATTGTACCAGTTCCTAGAACTTCCCAGTCTCTCCACCACAAAATTCCATACTTTTGTTCAAGTACATTTAGATCGGAAGTTTGGTCTTGATATATCCAACTTATTTCATCAATGCCCTTTACAATAGGGATAGGTCTTAATTCACTAATAGGCAATTCATTTTTAGATAGATCATATTCTTCAAATACTTGAGTAATATATAATGAATGAGCAGGAGTTCCATCTGACTTGTATCTTGGTCTTGGATTTTCATCCCAAGTACCTTCCTTTAAAATCTTTAAAATATTCTTTTTGAAAATATCATCAGCTTTTAACATATTCTTCCTCCTTAAAAATAAAACCCACCAAGCGGTGGGCATATATTATATTTGAGCTTTAATTCTTGCAGTAATAGCATCTTTAGGGAAGTATCCAACAAACTTGTCGACCACTTCACCATCTTTGATAAAAAATACAGTAGGTACACTCATAACTCCGGCTTCAGCAGCTTTCTCCGGTTCTACATCAACATCAACGGACTCAAACTCAACGACTCCATCTAATTCTACTTTAAGTTCATCAAGAACAGGATTTAACATTTTACAAGGTCCGCACCATGGTGCGCCATACTTAGTGATTTTTAACATTATTTCTTCCTCCTAAAAGCGTTTCTAATTTGCTTAATACCATCAATTGTTAAACCAATACCATAAAAGAACATACCTATTGAAAGTGATACCAACGCAGCAGTCATTAAACCATGAACCATTTATTTTCCTCCTAATATGTAGGAACTAGAGGATTAAACCTCTAGTGCCTTAACTTTAACTTTGACATCATCGGCTTTTGGAGCTTGAACCCATTCTTCTACAGTAAATTCTACAAGTTTTTCTTTCATATGATGTTGAAATACAACTTGAGTATCTTCATGTTCAACTTGAGACGGGCGATTACCTTTTAATGCTTCAATAACTTCTTTAGAGATCCATTCGAAGTATTTAGCAGGTACACCTTGAGCAATATGTCTTATAATTTGTGGATGGTCAAGAAACTCAAATGTATCAGGGAATCCCATAAAACGAGAATATTCACGAATAGTCAAGTGACGGTCATGAATTGGGTGAACCATTGAAGAGTACCCAGTTAATGAAATAGCAAGACCGTTTTCATTTACTCGTTGTGGAGACTTGTCCCAATATCCTAAACCTTCACGCTGCTTGTGTAACTGAGTTGCTAAGGATTTCTTTTCTTTCTCAGTTAATTGTGATTCAAACTCTTCATACTTGTCAATGATTGTCCAACGAATAGTTTGTTTTTTAGTTGGGTTCAAAGGTAAGTGGTGTAAGAATCTATCAAAAGAATGGTCAGGTCTTGTTTTATCAGTTACAAATACATGGTTAGGAACCGAAGTACTTCCAACTGGAATATCATAAAGATCTCCGATGATATCTTTAACTGATGTAAGTGGTTGATGATCCATATGAATTGTAGGAGATTTAGCAAATACATCTTTTCTCCAACCTACAAAGAATGTTCTCTGACGACCCATAGCAACATTGTGGAACTTGCCATATTCACGAACAATAGTAAAGTTATAATCCTCTTGTAACTGACGAACAGCATGATTAAGGATCGGTTTACCAATTGTTAAAAGAGTTGGTGCATTCTCAAGAATGAACGCTTTTGGTTGTACGGCTTGAACAATATCAAAGTAGCGGTACATATGACAGTTAACTTCATTATCAGCAGAAGCACCGATACGGGCTAAACTCAACCCAGAACATGGAGGATTACCATATAATAAATCATAATCGCCTTGACGAAGTGACTCAAGATATTCTTTATTTTCCCATTCACTTGGTAGTACAACTGGAATTTCTGGATAGTTATGAATAAAGTGCATAGCGTTATCATTCTCGATACCGTCAGCAATTTCAAGAATGCGGTTAGGTTTTACACCATTGTTCATAACTCCGATTGAAGCAGATCCTGCAAAAATAAATACTCCTAAAGCTTTTACCATAATTAAAATTCTCCTTCAACTGTAATAACTGGATTGTAGATCTTTTCAAATGAGCGGTTATCAAAAGTAACTTCATTTACTGTTATTTCAAGACCATCTTTACTTTTTGGATCGCACCAACGCTCTCCTGTTGCAATATCAATAAGGAAATAAAGACCTTCATCATCTCTTACAACAATATAAACACTACCATTAAAAGTCCCGCCACGTCTTACAAAAAAATCTCCACGTTTTATATTAGCTACTGATTTTACTTTTTTCTTTTCTACTAATTTTAACTCAGCCATTATTTAACTTCCTCCAATTCTTCATCTACTACATACCAAAAATCTTCTTTACTATCAGCACGATAATGGTCTCCACCTGTTGAATCTTCGAAGATCTTAGTAATAGAAACAATATCTCCTTTATCAAAGCCATGATTGGATATATTATCAATAATACGTACTTTACTACCTACTTTAAATTTTTTCGCTGCCATTCACATTTCCTCCAAGTATCTTTGATAGTTTTCTCCAAGCATTTCAAAATCAATTACCCAACTATAACTGATAATTTTTACTTCAGGATTGTTCTTTAATGTAAGATCTGGGTTGTAGGTTGTTTGATAATAAGGAATCTTTGTAACTAAACTTTCAGGAACATTTATAATCAATTCAGGTTTATCTTGATTAGGAAGCTTCACGATAACACCGATGAAGCCTCCACAATCTTGATACTTCTGAAGAAAAGAAATGAATTTTTCTAAACTATTCACTACTTCTTCAACGCCTTCCAATTTTCTACATTTTTACGATATTCATTGGTAATGTAAGGTAAAAAGACTTTAAACTGTTCTTCAGTAGCACCTAACTTACGGTAGTTATACATTACAATTTGAGCACAAACTGATTTCCACCAAGTGTTATCAATTTCTTCAATTAAGTTTTTATAAGAACCGATATTTTCTGTAAATACTTCAACGGTTTCTGTACCTCTTGAATACATTTCAGCAGTTGAAATTGCGGCCATAACTTGATTAAACTCATTAACACTTACTTTAGGATCTCCATATTCTTTACCGTCATAAACAACAGTATCTAACTTGTCGTTATAAATTTCAATAAAGTTCTCAACATCATTTTCATAAATATGGAAAGAGTTAGCAACATGAGTATATCTCCCAACTTCAACCTCTAACCAACCTGCAAGAATATTTTGAAAAATCATAAAGTTAGGAATATCATATAAGGTTCCTTTGTGTAGATCATTACTTCTCATGACAGTCATCATATTAAGCTTACTATCTCTAATAGTAAATACAAAGTAATTAGTACAAGGAATATCTTTACTATAACTTCCAGTTGAAAGAATTTCGTTATCTCTTTCTGGATCAAAGATAATCATTACAGCTTGACGTGAATAGGGATCAGCCTTTAATTTTTTATAAACTTCATAAAATTGGTCAATATCACCATTCCACGCTCGAAGACGCTCACCATAAGCACCATTTAAGATACCTTTATTATCTTCATCTTCAAAGTATCTCCATACTCCGTTATAATGAGCAATTTCTTCTAAATCATTCGAACCTCTCAACATCCATAACGCTTCAGCAAGTTGGAATGTATAGTTACCTTTTCTTAATCTTGGCATAGCAAGAAACTTACGGGCATCATTAATAACTAATGTAGCAGGGCTTAATTCAAATGTTTTAGAACCACGTGGAGAAACTTCTTCTCCATCACGAAGGATTGCCATAATGGCTTTCTGGTTGACCTCTTCAAATGAGTTTCCTTCAATAATATACACTTTATATACCTCCTATCCTAAGAATGGACTTAATTGTTGCTTTAATTTTTCATTTGCTTCACGTTGGTCAAAAGCTTTTTGTAAAGCGTTTTTCTCATTTTCTAATTGAGCATTAATAGATGAGATCTTTTTATTTGATTCATCAAGAGTCTTTGTTAATTCATCATTTGCTTCTTCAAGAGCATCATGAGCTTGCTGAAACATAATAAATGCAGAATTAACTTTTAGTTGTGCAGCTTCTACACGAGCGTGAGTATCAAGATTAATTTTCTTTTTTCTACGAAAGATTCTCATTAATATTCCAACTCCAATCTATATTCTCCTGCTTTAACTAAAATTGAATCATTAGGTAAGTTATTAGCGTCAAGTACAGCTTTGAAAGATGAATTGCGTTGGAAGGTGCCAAGATCTCTCTGACGATTACCGCTTTGAATATTAATTAATTTATAAACTCCACCTTCAACTTGAGCAACAAGAAAGTAACCATGATATTTTGCCATAATAATATCTCCGCCTGATACTGTTGATTCAGCAGGTTTTGTTTTTCCATCAACAATCGTAACTTTCATTTTATTACCTCCATATTATTTATTAATTACATATACATTATATATAGAAAAAATAATTTTGTTAACTCAAATTACAATCCGTTTTAAAATTTTACTGATGTTTTCCTCAGTAGTATGACGACTTGTATCAACAATCATTTTTGGTAAAGTTGAATCATTAAATATTTCTGTAATCTTATCATAGCAATACTCAATGTGTTCAGGCTTTACAAAATCTTCTCCTCTAACTGCAATTCTATCTAAAACAGTTTGTAACGGAGGTTGAAGTAACACAAGTAAAACATTAAATTTTTCAAGCAACGCTTTTTCTAATTCAGGAAAATAGGATGCTTCATAACCACGGTATAAAGGAGCATAAATTTTTTCTCCTTCGTGGAAACGATCCTTAATTACAGAATAGTCTGTATTTTTAATACAGTTAAAATATTCATTATAACCTTCTTCATAACTTAAAACAGGACCGTGGTGCTCAACAGGATAACTAAGGATCTTTGATAGACCCTCAGCTATTGTTGTTTTTCCACTTCCGTCAGAACCCATGAAAAGTATAAAATTTTTCTTTTTCATATTATTCCTCCTAGAAGACAATGTTTTCAGTAGTTATTTCCTCAATTTTAGGTACATCAATTTCTATATCCTTAATAATAAATTGCGCTTTTCTAACTCCGCCCCAATCATTAATACCATAGTACCCAACAATTGTTAAAGGTACAAGATCCTCAGGATAATTAAAGATCTCAACATAGAAATTAGGATTAGCACCAAATTGAACTAAGTTCATTCCATAAGAAAAGATATTTAAAGTAGAACCTTTCATACTCATATACATTTTAGGAACTTTTAAATTAACAATTCCTACAAATGGTTCTTTAACTGCTCCACCAAATAAACGTTGGTGCTTATCAATCATTAAAGCATGCTTTGATTCAGGTTTATTGATTAATAAATCAACTTCATAAACAATATCTAATTTCTCAACCTTACTTGCGGCGCTATATAAGGAATTAAGATTATCAGCAGTTACTCCAATACCAAAAGCATTAGCATGACCTTGGGCAAATTCAACAATTCCTGTACCTTCACACCAAGCTCTAAAATCTGGCATTGTCTTTTCATGACCTCGACCTGAACCTGTCCACATACCTTTTTCTTTTTCATTTAGTAATAGACAAGGTTTGTCATATCTTCCAACAAGTTTATTAGCAACAAGACCAATTACACCTTGAGGATCAATTTCAGGTGGGACTTTTCCAATTGCAACTCCATAATTGTTGTCAACTGTATCCTCTAAAACTGCAACTAACTTTTTAACTAATGCAGCTTGCCTTGCTTTACATTTTGCGGCAACATCTGCAGCTTGCTGATAAAGTGTAAAATCAAAGTGAACTTGGTCAAATTTCTTTGTTACAGGATTCTTTTTCTTTTTAACAACAGAGAATATTCTATCATCACCGATATTATTCATAGCATCAAAGATTAGTCTACATTCTTCATCAGTTCCTACACGAACCACGGCATTTATTAAAGGTATAATACCAAATGATAAATCTTTAGGAGCAATCTTTCGTCCTAATTGAGGTTCTCCGATAACTTGTTTAAAGAATTTATTATTGATATTATCAAGACCCTTTGTTACTAAATTGCGAATCTCTGGATCGGAAATATCAGAGGTGTCTCCTATTTGTCCAGCAGCCACAAGATCTAAAAATTGGTCAAGTTCATTAATACCTTGTCTGTCTACAAATTGTAAAAATTTATAAACCATACCAGCTCCCACAAGATGACTATTTGTATGTTCACAAAGCTGATTATTTATAATAATACCTTTATCTGTGAACTTATCAACTTCATGGTGGTCAATTACAAGAACCTTAATTCCAATATTCTCAAGTTCTTCAATCTTTTCAACATCGTTAGAACCTGCATCTGGGATAATTAAAAATTTAATATTTGACTTTCTAATTTGATTCATAATATGTTCAGTAAGACCATGGGCTTTACCTTCATGGAAGAAAGGAGTAACATCGGCATCTCCTCTTATAATATGAATATATTGATACATAATTGAAGCTGAAGCATAGCCATCCATATCAGCGTCAACCACAAGTCCTGTTTTACTTCCTTTATCAAGTTCATCTAAAAGAAGTTGCATTCCTTCTTCTACATTAATTAACTTCAATGGATCAGAGTCGTGTTCATTTGTCGGATTGAAGTATAACTCTGTATCAGTAATACCTCGATTTTCTAATGTTGTACTTATAATATCTCCGCTGAAATTACCAACTTGTGTAATTTTCATATTATTTACCTTCCTTAGGCACAAGCTCTAGATCATAGTCATTTATACTATAAATTTCATACCTACTGTCTTCAATAAATTTTTTACTTTCTGATTCTAGAGCTTCTAATGATTCATATCTTCCATTAGCACAGCATCCAGTCATTGGCTTGTACCAAGCAAACTTATCGTCTAATCTACTTAAAATATATACTTCTTCACTATCATAAGGTGACTTCATAAGATCTCCAACTTGTAACGGTGTGCGTTTCTTTCTCTCTGGTAATAAGATTCTCATAATATATAACCTCCATTTAATTAATACATATACATTATATTAGAAAAACAAAACTTTGTAAACTTAAATAAAAATTCTATTCTCCCATAATTGTTGAAATACTTCAACTCCCTTATCAGTAGGAGAGTCCTTATATTCGAGAAGATTTTTACGATCCCAAAGTAAGCTTACACGAAAATAGGGAACCAATTTCGCTATAAAGCCTGAAGCTACTTTTTGTTTGTAAAACTTTTCCTCATCAGAACCGTTTTCAGTAAATTCCTTATCTAATCCAAGAACTACATTTTCAATTCCTAAAGACTGTAAGATTTTAACTTGTTCATCAGTTAAAGCTGAACCTGAAATACCACCGCCTATAGAGAAGTCTGGCAGCATAGTATCAAGCTGTTGAGGACCTTTTTCACTTTCAAATAAAATCAGTGTTTTATACCTAATAATGGCCTCTTTTGTGACATTTAGACCGTAAATATTGCCTCCAGTTGGGTGTTTTCTTACTTCACCCTTATGAAATATAGGCATATACTTCTTTCCAGCATCTACTTCTTCTTGATTTAAGGCTCTACCTCTTATACCTATTAATCTACCATCAATATCAAAGTGAGGTATAATTATTTTGTTTTCACGAATAGAAAACAAAGTGTTAAACTTTCTCATAGTCTTGATACTTATACCATCTTCTATCCAAGAATGATGATAAAGTTTATAAAAACTATTGAGCATAGTTGGATCAAGTTCATTAAGTATATATTGAGGTTCCTTCTTTTTAAATTTTAAAATAAATGAAGTATCTACTCTATCACCAGTTAAGAAACCATATTCAGAGTTAATATTGAACTTACCACAAATATAGCGGAAAGAGGACCCGAAATCGAGCCCATATACTTTCCCTATAAGTACATAAAGGTCAAAACCATGTCCACAGTTCCCAGTAAAACAAGAAAATGTCTTTGACTCATGGAAGTAAATAAGTTTATGTTTATGACCTCCATGACAAACTGTCCTACAAAATAACTGATTACCTTTCTTTACAGGATCGGCACCAAGATCTGATAATAGGTCAAATATATCATTTATACTTAAGATGTCTTTGACTTGACCTGCATCCACTAATAATCAGCTCCTTAAAATTCTGGTACCTCATCAATAGGTACAAAGTTTGTTTCATCTTCATCCATATGCTCATCAACAAATTTATTTTCTTTAGGTATTTCAACTTCAGGAAGTTTTGGCTCACCTGCTACAGTTACATGAAGGTTTTCCACATCAAGTAAATTAAAGTCAAGGTCTGTAACAAATAATTCCTCTTCACGAATAACCCCACCATGATACTTTGTCCAAATAATACAACCTACTTTAGAACCTCCACGATTCTTATAAACATAATGACAGAAGTTAGGTTTTTGATTATTAAAGCCTCTTTCAAAAACATGTTTAAGATTTTCAAGGTCTTTACCTGTAACCCTAAATACCATAACTCCATGGTCAACTTTATCAGCTGTAGCGGATCCACCACGAAGAGAAGTAGTGTCTCTCATTTCATGTTCTTTAGCATTTCTGTTAACCTGAGTTGCTGAAACAATATAAACATCATACTTATTTGCAAGTAGTTTTAGAGCTGCTGACAATTGAACTAATATCTGATCTTCACGAAGTGATCCAGCAAATGCTTCCTGCATTGTTCTAGCAAGTTTAGGAACCATCTGAATATAGTCAAAAGCAACATACTTCGTTCCATGTTCAAGAATATGTTCTTCAATAATTGTCTCAATATCAGAGATACTGAAGTCGTCAATATATTCAGCGTAGATTGGAGAACGTTGTAAAATCTTAATACCATGTTTTAATCGTTCTTCAATTTCCTTCGAATACTTACCATTTTTAATAAGATCCTCATCAACACCTGTTATATAAGCAAGCATTCCTGTTTGTAGTTCTTGTTGTTCTAACTCAGTTGATATAAAAAGTACTGGGTTAGCTGGACCGTTTGGTTGATATGACTTAGTTTTATAGTCCCACATTTCATCAACTGCAATATTACACATATCAGCAAGAGATAAACGAGTTTTACCTACACCTGTACCTGCAGAACGTAACATAAACTTCTTTAATCGTTGACCTCTAAAGATAGCATTATAATAACCATTCTTGAATGGATAACCCATTTCTGGTGCTTCTTTCAACCTTTCAAGTAAACCATCCAAATTGTCGCCTGCCATAAATGACTTACGCTTTTCGCCCATACTCCATTTATCACGAAGACTAAGCATTCTCAAGTTAAAATGATCCACCATTTGGTCAATACTCATCTTATCTAATGCTTTCATTTGTTCTTCTTGTTGTTTTAAATCATTTAATCTATAGTCATAAAGAGAAGTAACATCAATGCCTGCATTTACATAGTCACGAAGCATTGCAAACTTCTTTAAACGCCAATAATTACTTTTATATGTTTTTAAGTTTACATTTTCAATAGCACTTGACATATACTCAAAACCATTATGTTGTTCCCAAATTTTATAATGTTGAGGATACTGAGCAAGGTAGTTATCAATATCAACAGGAGTAATATTTTCTACATTTACATTTGAGTAAGCAATATTATTAATTGCAGCAAAGATATTTTTATGAAAAGCTTGATAAAAATCATTTTCTTCTAACGGCTGTTCTGGATTTCTTAAAGCTTGCGGTGCATTACAAAGAATACCTAAAACTGTAAAAACTGAACGAACAGGGTTCAAGTTTCCAATAAGTGTGTTAGTAACATCATTAGTTGTCATTTAAAAGGTTCGCCTCCATAGGAATCATCTTTTTCTTTTTGTAATAAGAAGTATCATGCTTTATAATAGGAATAGTAATTCTTGTTATACTATTATCTACATCTTTAGCATTCTTCCTTCTTTCTTCGAGGTCGTTATAATACTTAATTGCACTATCATAATGATAAGGCAAGAAGGATAGTCCACCATTTAAGAAAGGTTGTTTTTTCTGAACCTTAACAAAATAACAGAGACATTTAGTCATACCTTCATAAGTATAATTCCTATCTTCTTTAAACTGTTTCATTTGTCGAAGCATCTGACCATTAGGATATGGTATCTTATAAATTGTTTGAATTGTTTTATATAAAGTTTCTCGGTCTTTAGCATCTTTCTCTTTTTTATCAGCACAAGATTTACAATAATTTAAAGCTCCAATCTTGACCATTTCATGTTTTAAATGCTTCTCACTACAGTCTCCGTAACATTTTAACGGTCTACTCAAGATAATACCTCCAATCTATTTTCTACATATATATTATATATACTTTTATCGAAACTGTAAACTCAAAATAAAAAAGCCACCCGAAGGCGACTCGTCAATCATTATTCTCCTTTACTTGCAACTTTACCTTCAAAGTCTAACTCAATTTCTCCATGATAAATTATTTTTGAATGAACGGAACAAGTACATCTTGAAGTGGCTGGGATTCTTCTTTGACGTTTAAACTCTGTTTTACACATACTGCAACTATACAAGTGCATTTTACCATAAGCTCCATAAGTACGTGTAGGACTCACATTTAATTTTTTTAATGTACTTTCAAATACATGGTGCCCATCGCTAAATTGAGATTCAGTATAACCTTTAGCACATAAAGCATAATGTACAAGCTCATGTCTTAAGACGTCCATAATATGTTCTTTAGGATGAATTTTCATAAACTCAACTGACATTTGAATTTTAGCTGGCACAGGCTTCTTATTTACTCTTTTATATCTAAACATTCCCATTGTGCGCTTTAATCTTGTGTTAAATTCTATAGGAACTCCTAATTCCATTTCAAAATTTTCCTTTAAAAACCTCTGCGCTTCTTCAACTAATTCAATATGCTTTACGTTCATTTTATCTCTCCTTTAGAAACTTTATTTAATATAACTTATAATTAATTATAACATACAATGAAAATAATGTAAATAATTTTTTTCTAATATGGAGAAAAAAATAATACCCAATAAGGGTATTAGCGAAGTTTTATAAGTAATCTAACTATATCTTGCATATAATAATCTCGTTCGTTGAACCTTTGTTCAAATTTAAAAGTCCCAATAATATCGGCTCCACAATCTTCAAGAATTTTCTCAATTCCATCGACTGCACCGCAGAATTTAGGATAAATACTATTCCCACTACCAAAAATAAATACCTCTTTACCCTTCCAATTATCTTTATTATTAACAAGAAATTGTTTTAGGTCTTTAGGGATCTTGCCGTCGCCCCAGGTATAAGCTCCAATAAGAATTTTTTGATGTTGTGTAATATTGGAATTATAATCACCAACAACAACTCCAATATACTTTTGAATAAAGTCAGCAAATGTTTTTGTATTTCCAGTTTTGGAAGAAAAGATAAGGAGGCTCATTACAAGTCTCCCCATCCATTATCAGTTTCTGTTGGTTTTACATAATTTGTTTCTTTATCTTCAAAGAAATCTGTTTTAACATTATTTGCATTATCTGGATCAAAAGCAGTAATCCAAGGCATAGGATTTTCTTTTGTAGCAAAGATCTTATCAAGTCCAAGATTATCCAAAATTAAATTTGCACGGAACTCAACATATTCTTTAACTTCAAAAATATCAATATCATAAGTTTCTTTGTATAGATCCTCACAATATTCTTTTTCAAGTTCAACTAACTCTGTGAAGAAGTCGTAGATCCACTGTGAAAATTCAGAAGTATTTAGTTTTGGGTACTGAGTTAAAATATCTCTAACTAATACTGTTTGGAAATATGAGTGTTGTACTTCATCTCTCTGAATATACTGAATTATACGACCCGTTCCAAACATTTTACCATTTCTCATAAAGTGGTAGAAAGGTGTAAAGCCATTTACAAAGCAAACGCCTTCAAGTCCTGACATAGCAACTAAACCTTCTAAAGCATTTTCAACTGTCTGTTCTTTTAAGAATTTATCAAAAATATTCATCATAAGCTTATTTCTTCTAAGAACAAAAGTATTCTTCTTTGCAAATTCAAATACTTCTAAAGTTTCATGCTTAGGTACTAATGAAGACATATTATAAGTATAAGATTCATTATGAACACTTTCAAAGAATCCAACACAAGCCATAACTGCTCTTACTGCTGAGTTTTTAATAAAACGTGCTAGCAAGTCATCAAACTGAGTTGCAATAGAATCAAGTGAAGCAAGTGTTCCAATACCATCTTTGAACAATTGTTGGTCAGTCGAGCCCATAATCTCTTCATCATGCCAATGACCATAGTCGCCTTGCATGTTAATTTCTTCAGGTATCCAGAAATTACCTCTCATTTCTTTATATAATTCATAATAAATATTCTTGCTAATATCATCCCAAAAGAGGATTCCACTTTGAGGTTCAAACAGTCCACTACCATTATTTCTTAAACTTTCATCAAATATTCTGATCTGTTTCGTAAGTTGCATTTTTCATTTCTCCTTATATTATAATAAGGAGGGAATTACCCCTCCATTTTATTATGATGAGCAAGCTAAGCAGCTATCCTCATGTTTCTGATTCCAAGATCTTGTGTAATAAGAAGTTTTATTACCTCTGTCCCAATTCTCTGTGTGTAAACGTAGCAGGTTTACAGCTTTAATTCCTTGAGGAATATAAAAATTGTGAGAGATTGCTTGGTCAACCCAAGGACTACGAGCTTCATTGTGACGGATTGCCCACATATGAGCAAGTTGTTTTTCGCCTTCATACTCCATCTTCATAGTTGGTTTGAAGAAGAACCAAGTTTTTTGACTTAACCCAGGGACAACAATTGGCAATTGAAAATCTTTCTTACGTTCAAAGTAAATAACATCAAATGTTGGGTCAATACCCGGAGTTGAGCCTGCAATTACTGAAGTACCGCCTGTTGGAGCAATAGCACGTAGATAAGCATTTCTCATCGCTATCGCAGCTAACTTAATAACTTCATCCCATCCATCAAGAGTCAATTTACGATTCTTGAACCATTCACCTGTATTCCATTGAGAACCTTCATATACAGGATAAGATCCTTTTTCTTGTCCAAGTAATGCAGAATGTTTTATTGTATAAAGCATTATTTTTTCTTCTAATTGAGCAATATACTCAACTGCTTTTTCACTATCCCACATAATACCTTCAGCAGCAAGTAATGCAGCAATACCTTGTTCACCAGCACCTACAGCACGATACTTAGCATTTGTGAACTCAGCTTGTGGAACTGGAACTTTTAATAATGAAATAACATTATCAAGGGCTCTCATTTGAATTTCAACAACTTCTTCAGTAACTCCGTCACGCTCAGTATTATTTACAACAAGTGAAGATAGGTTACAAGTAACAAGATCCCCAATTGATTTAGTAATAATAACTTCACCAGTTTTCCAATCGATCTTTTCTTGAACTACATCAGAAGAACTCATGTTTTGAGCAATTTCAGTACAAAGATTAGAAGAGTAGATAATTCCACAATGAGCATTTGGGTTGTCACGGTTTACAGTATCGCGGTAGAACATGTAAGGAATACCCGTTTCAAGTTGAGCAACCATTAATTGTTTCATTAAGTCAATAGCAGGAACACGCTTTCTTCTTAATAAAGGATGGTCAATACATTGTTTATAACGGAAAGTCCAAGCATGATCTTTCTCATTAGGTTGTTGTCCTGGCTTTAACTTCTTTTTATCATAATAATCTTCAAGACTAAAGCCCATAGACTGTTTAATTTCATGAGGATCAAATAAAAACCAATCTCCACGAACCTCAACTTGTCTCATAAACTCATCAGGAATACAAAGACCTGTAAATACATTATAAGCACGTTTTGAAGGATCTCCTGTATTTAATCGTAAGTCAATAAACATTGGAATATCTAAGTGCCACATATCAAGGTAAACTGCAATAGCGCCTTTACGTTGTCCAAGTTGGTCAACTGAGATAGCAGTGTTGTCAGCTTGTTTTACCCAACCGATAATACCGCCTGAAACTCCTTTATGACTACGAATATCAGAACCCGTAGCGCGAAGTTTACCAAAGTAAATTCCAATTCCCGCACCATTCTTTGAGAAAGTTGCCATATCTGTATTATCATCATAGATACCACGAAGTGAATCTCCTGTAGTAATTACGAAGCAAGATGATAAACCACCATCGGCTCTTCCAGCATTTGTAAGTGTTGGAGTAGCAAGAGTAATATACTTATTAGCAATAGCCCAGTATAATTTCTTTGCATACTTTAAACGGTTTTCAGGTTCTTCAGGAACCATTATATGAAGAGCAGCTATCATATAACGTTCTTGTGGTAATTCAAATACTGACTTATCAAAATCTTTAACAATATAACGACTTGATAATTGATGAAGTCCTGCAAAGTCAAATAAATCATCTTTTTCTGGCATAATGGACTTTCCTGCTTCAATTAATTCTTCACGAGTATAATTTGCAAGAATATCAGCAGTATATAAACCTTTGTCGGTTAATGTTTTAACCAAACCATAAAAATCGCCATACTTTGCTTTAGCATCATAACTTCTGTTTTTACTTGCACGTTTGTAAAGTTCTTCCATTAAAACGAATCGAGCGAAGCCATTAAAGTTAATATTCTTTAACATTTTCGGAGTAACAGCCTCTACACCATTGATGAGTTCTTTAATATTATTAGTAAGAACTAAAGCATTTTGTATCAGGATCTTTCTAATATCTTTAACATCAATTGTTGGACGGGACTGAATCAGTCTCAAGACCTTATCAATGTATTTCTGCTTTGTTCCTTCCTCAACTTCAATTCCTTCAAAACCTCGATTAATAAAGTTTAACAATCGAGCTTCATCAAAAGGTAGTTGTCGTTTACCTTTATCTTTCGTTACAACAGTCATCTTTGTAATCTCCCTTTCTTGTTGTTAAAATTAAACAGAGAGGGAAATAATCCCTCATCCGTTTCGAGTGCGACCTCTTTTTTGACCGTTTCTATAATGTTGTTTACGGTTTTCTGCTTGTTCATCCTTATAACTTTTAATAACTCTTCGTAGGTGACGTTCTGATTTTTTTAACTTTGAATTAGCCCGTCTTATCTTTAAGTTATCTTCTTGAAGATTGGTAATTTGAGATAATAAATTTTCAATGTATTCTTGCTCTGTCATAAGGATTCCCCCAATTATAAATTTGGGAGGAGTCATAGACCCCTCGCTTG